ACTTTCTTTTCATCTTTTAAAAATTCGTTATCTAATAGTCTACTATCGTCCGTAAGATTAGTTTTCCAAATATCTTCGAAGTTCTTTAATAACTGGTCGTTATCGTCTTCTTCGTACTCAAAGACTAAATCTCTATTTAACTTCTCATCTAACTGCTCTATAGTTTGCTTCTTAGATACGTCTATCTTCTCACTCCAATCCTCTGCTTCTTCTATAGGTTTATAAAAGTCATCTCTATGGAAAAACTCTACCGTTTTAGCTCTATCGTTTGTAATATGCACTAAGTTAAATAACTGAACGAAGTACTTAATAAACGAGTCTTGCTTCATATCGTAAACAAAGTCCTTAATACTTATCTCTTCTCCGTTAGCTAAAGGCGCATAAACCGGAGTAATATTTAAGTTATTAGAACCTACGTCTATCTTAGGGTTAGGATTATCCGAGTGAACTACTACTCTAACGTAATTACCCTGAGCTATAGCAGTCTCATCGAAAGATGTCGATAATTCTACGTTATTAGAGTTAGAAGGTAGGCTTATAGTCTCCGAAGCTAACTCGCTTACAAACGATAGAGCCGGAGTAACTTCTTGTACCCTTAATACTATATTATTAGATATTATCTGCGAGTTCTTAAGTATAACCGAAGCCGTACCAGTATAAGTACCGTCTAAGAAAGGTGCTACGTAGTAAGTACTAGACAGCATATTAGAACCCCCGTCGAAGTCTGTATCTGTAAATAGTAAGTTAGTGTCTTGGTTTTCTAACCTTCTAGGAAAGTACAAACCGTAAAAACTACTAACCTCTACTCTATTCTCGTTTAAGGTATCCGAAGAAGTAGCTAACTCGGTATTAATAGCCGGTAAGATTAAGTCTCTAAACTCCTGACGAGCGAAGAAACCTTCTTTTAAAGTATAACCTATATTTCTAAAAATCTTTCTAAATACGTAGTAAACGAATACGGAAGGTAAAAACTCTTCTACTTGTATTAAAGACCCTTCATTTAAGCCGTTAAAATAACCGTAATTAATAAGAGGGAAGGTATAACCGTTATCTCTACCGTTATAAGACCAAGAAGCCTCTACGTTAGTAGGGTTATAGGTAAAAGTATCGTAGTTTAAATCTCTTATATTCTTGTCCTTGATTAAAGCTCCCCAATCGGATAAATCAGAGTAAAGAATAATATTATAAACCCAATTCTTACCGTCGCTAATATCTACGCTCTTAAGCTGCATAGAACCCTCTAAGTATCTAATACCGTCCTTTTCTATAATTGCAGGTACTCTCTTATTTCTATCGAAGAACCCCTCCGCGTTAATCTTAAAACTATGTCCTAATAAAGAATCGTTCTTTTTAGTTCCCGGTATCTTAACCGTTTTACTATAAGTTCCATTACGAGTCGATATATCCCTAAAGTCGTTTATAGAAAACGTAAGAGGTATAAAGAAGTCGTAAGGGTTAAACTTATCTAACTCGTATATATTTAAAGGTGTAGCCATTAATTACGTTGTATTATTTTTTCATAAGCTAGTTCGTACTCCATAGTTACATTATATGAGTACTCAGCTAATTTCTCTACTCCGAAAGTAGTATTAACTTGAACAGGTAATCTATATCCGTCTACCACTAAGTAAACCTCTGGAGATTCTACTAAAGTTAGTAACCAGTCTCTTTCTTTCTTAGATACGATTCCACTATTAACCGTGTATACGTCTTTAGTCTCTACTCCGAAAGTAGTTACTGAACGCTCAGGTATAGACCTAACAGCGTTTAATACTCTCTTAAAAGTTCTCTTTTCTACGTCAATATCTCTAACCTCTTTACCCTTAAAAGTAAAAGCGTCTATACCTCCTAAAGAATTAACCCACTCGAAACGTCTTTCTACTCTAGTAGGTGAACAGTCGTTTTCTATTATAAATGTCCTTAAGTCAGCTAAAATAAACTCATCTATTCTAGCTTGAACCGTATACTTAACTACGTCGCTAGTGATATAAGCGGATAGGTTACTTGGTCCTACAGGTACGTTATAAACCCCTTCTAAGTTAGTAGTAGTATCCGTATCTATTACTATGATATTAGTAGCTATTAAAGAGCCTTGATTATCGTAAGTTCTTAATACGTAATCTAAGTTAACTGCTATCGGATTAGGACCACCATTATAAGTCTGAGTAGCATTAATAAAGCTCATCTGGTAAGAGTCGTTACTACTTAATCTAACCTCCTCTGGTTGAAGAGTAAGCCAGTTATAAGCCGAAGCACCGTTAAATAAAGCATTAGTACTATAAAAGTCGCTAAGATTATAGTTAACAGAACTTATAGAGAAGTCGTTCATAAATACGTAAGGAATAGTAGAGTTAACCGCTGTAAAAGGGTTGCTACTATCATCCGTAAAGCTAGTTAAAGTTAAGGTAGCGATACCGTTACTAATAACATCATATTCCTCTGCATACTGAATATAAACCTCCTTGCTTAAATCTACCGAAGTAGATGTAGTAGAAGTACCTAAAGCTAATAAGTCAGAACCTAAATACTCTTGAATAATAGAGCTTAAATCGAATATAAACTCGTTATCGAAGTTACGTCTAGTCCTAAACCTTACTACGAAGCTACCGGAGATATAAACGTCTACTACAGCGTTGTAGTTATTATAGTACTTACTAACCTCTACAGCTTGTTTAAGTATTCCCGGTAAGGTAGTCTCAGTAGTTACTGGAGTATCTATAAAGAACCCCGTTACACTAACCCCTTCAGTACCGTTATTAATAGAACTAACTCTATGTACTCCGTTATAAACTCCTGCATTCTCTAAGTAAACGTAATCTCCTACTACTAAAGGTAAAGGCTGAGTTCCTACTAAGATGTCTTCTCCTGAGTTATCCGAACCAAATAAAGTACCATTACTATCTATTTCGCTACTAATACTATTAGGAGATAAGTCCGAAGTAAATTTATACTCTACCGGTAAATAAGCTGCACTATAGCTGTCCGGTCTTTGAGTTACCGTTAAAGCCATATTAGTAAGCTAATAAAAGTTCTACATCACAAGCAGCAGTATCCGCCTGAGCTTTAATGTTATCGATATTAGAGAAAGAAGCAAAAGCGCCCTCTGTAGCTGATACACTTAACTCCCTTGTGTTAAATACGAAAGCTTTTCCTGCACCTAACTTAACATCCATAGTAGCTCCTCCCGTATCCGATAGTCTTAACCTTACGAAGTTAGTACCGTCTCTGTTAATTACTATTAAGTAGCTTAAGTCCGTTAATGAAGCAGGTCCGACTGCTCCTAAGTTAGCTAAAGTAGTCTCTGAAGTAGGTACGTTTACTGTCTGTAATACTGCGTCTTCTCCCGTTAATGTTATACTCTCGTTATTACTTACCGCGTAAGTAGTTCCGTTGATAGTTACGGTAGCACCGAAAGTAGTTGATAATATTGTACTCATCTATTTAAAATTTTTCTAATTTCTAAAGTTACGTCTTCTTTACCTGTATTTAATATAAGGGTTTTTAAGTTACCTTTAAACTTATCTATATTATTTCTGAAGATATAAGTAGGTTTAATACCTCTCTTCTTAATCTTATTAGCGATAGCGAAGGCTATAGACCTTACACTACCCTCGTCCGTTATTCCTAGCTTAGTAGTTACCCATCTTTCTAAAGGCGCTATAGGAGGTCGTTTACCGGGTTTTCTTCCCTTGTCTACAAACTTCCAATAACTTTTAGCTTTAAACCTAACCGATACTATACCTCCTAACTCGGAAGCTTCTACCCTTAAAGACTTCGCTAAGTCTCCGGTAGCGTTCTTATTTTCTTTATTAAGGTCATCTATAATACCATCTATCATATCAAATCCGGCTATCTTAACCCTAATAAAAGTCTGTGAAAAAGGTCTAGGCATCGAATACATCGTCGTTGCAACAAGTGCTAAAACGTACTTGCTCGGTTATTGTAAAAGATACCTGCCACCCTGTATGGTTCTTATCCTCGTCGTCTATTAAAGGTAAAACGGTAAAGTTATCTTGAATAGTCCAATCTGCTCTCTCGCTCTCGTTATCGTAGGTTAAAATAGTATCGTTAAAGTCCGTAATAAAACGGCTTATAATCTGGTCTAATATCCTTTGAGTAGAATCTAAGGTAGTATTAACCTCGTCCATAGTTCTCTCATCTGATAATATATCTATAATCTCTACTACTAGATTCCAATTATTAACAAAGAACCCTTCTCTAGCTGACTTAGTTATGCTAACCGGGTCTACTACTAAAGCCGGATAAGTTAATTCAAAGTCTGTGTTAAACTCCGAAGCCAACCCCGTGTAAAAAGTCTTAATAGCTTTATGTTTAGTAGCTAAGTCTTTAAAGATATTTTGTACTGTGTTTAAATTCATTACTTATTATATTTTATATCGCATTCGTTTTTCTCTTGCTTAATCAGTAAGTAGGTAAAAACCTCTCCTACTTTATAATCTGTTATCTTTTCTTTTTCCCCGAAAATAGCGCTAATAATCGCTTTATCCTGAGCCAAACTATAGACGGTAAGTAAGCTACCATACTTCCTACTAATAACGTCATAACCCGCTTTAAGTTCTTTAGCTTCGTACTCTTTATTAAAGAGAGGTTCGAATCGTTTATAGATAAGAGAAGATTGGTCAAAAAAAAACTACGTATTCTATAAGCTGTTAATACGTCTAGCTGTTTAAATAGCTCATACTTCTCGTCCGTATCCTTGTAGTTGTATTCCTTACCTTCCTCTAATATAAAGAACGCTAACAGCTTTCTAATAGCTAATAATGGCTTGTCTCTATAGTTGTCCTCTATCTTCTTAATATCCCAGTATTGACCTGCTTTAATACTGTTAATATCACTAGGAACTATAAACCTTCTATCGTTAATTAAGAACTCTCCCACCGGTTCGGTATCAGATTCTAGGTCTTTAGTATTGAATAAAACATCAATCTGACTTACTAAAAATTCGATTTCTTGCACGTCGCACCTTTTTACTAGCTCGATGTCTAATCCAGATAGCGTAGAAAATATCTCTAAGGAGTCCATTTCTTCGTTTATCTTCTCGTAAGTCTCTAAAGTTAGTTCGTTCCAACTCTCAGGCATAGTAAAGTCTATCCTTTCTCCTTCTCTTTTTAAGTGTCCTTTTACCATAGTTCGCTTGTATCTTCGATAATATCTATAGGTTCGTATTCTAAAACCTCGTAAAATATAAAAGCTAGACCACTCTTAGGTAATCTAGCGTCGTGCCAATCTCCATTATCATCTAAATAAGCTTCGAATGGCTTAGGTTCATAATGAGGAGAGTACACTAAGTACGTTCTGTCCGTCTCAGGTAATCCGTGTTCTTTAATCGATATCACTTTTATAATCGTTTTTATAATACTCTAATGCTTTAACGTAAGCTCTAAATAGCTTATTAACGTAGACTCTAAATAGTACTGGGTTTATCCTACCTCTACCTATAATAGAATCAGAGTACATATCAATCTTGACATCTACTCCTTTCTTTTCCCTAATATACCACTCTACAACGCTTGTAAGCTGCTCTACTGTAGCGCTATATTGAGTCTCTTGTATAGTCTTGTTAATATTCATTACTTAAAGATATTAAACTTTTCTGACTTATTCCTAATTAAATAAATTCTTTTTAAGGTACTTTTTAGACGTTCTAACGAACTTTAAATATAAAATAGTATTATCTATTAACTAAGTCTTAGAAAACGTCTTAAATCGATTAAAATAGAAATTGTAGTTTGTAGGACGTTAGTCCGTGCTTGTGTGTCACGCGACTATTACTCTTAACTTAAACTTATATTAAGCTTTAACTTGTATTAAACTTTAATTTAGAAAGACTTACGTAATAGTTCGAAAGGCTTTTAAAGGGTTCGAAAGGGTTTAAAAGGGTTCGAAAGGATAAAACTACCTATTATTTAAGTAGTTAGCTTTTTATGATGTTTTATACTTATTCAGATTTTATAGAGGTATACCGTTATTAATTTCGCATAGTTTAAAACAGTTTTTTGTTGGTTTTACTAATCAGACTTAATAAAAAAAGAGAGGCTGGTTAAACCTCTCTAAACATTAAAAAATAAAGTTATGAATGAACGTCTTTTAACCTATTTTAAATTGTATTGTTTATAATACATTAACACGCTTTTTAGCTTGTTTTGAATGGTTTGTTATACACTTAGTTTGTCATTTTTTTTGTTTCCACCAATCTTTAACTGATATTCCATTATTACTATAAGTTAAGTCATTAGCTTCATACTTAGTCAAAGCACAAAGAGTCCTAACTATACACTTAACATCATAAAGACTTAAATACCCGAACCAACAAACCTCTTTATACCCTTTATTTATAAAGGAATCACATACTCTGTATCTAATCTCCCCTAAAGTTAAGTAAGCATCAGTTTCTTTATTCTCTCTATTCATATCTTCTCCATTTTAATACTTTCATATCTTCTCTATTTTAATTGTGTCTTTCATAGGATTACCTAAATCATCTACCTTGTAAGATATCTTATGTTTAACACTTGTTTTTTCATCAATGTCAAAATTCGTAATCCATTCAATATTTATTGGTTCGGGTTTGATTCTGAACTTAAAGCCTTTATCAAAATTAAATTCTAATGAAGCTAAATCTAAGTAATCATAATTACGCCAAATTGAACCACTTAAACATTGAACTTTTTTACCTTCGTCGATAGCCTTTAAGACTTCCCATAGTTTTAATCCTTTCATAATTTGTCGTTTTTATCAGTCAATAACACGCTTTTTAGCTTGTTTTGTATCATTTATAATACATCTTTTAATCATAATCTTCTACTTCAATCATTGTATGGTCTAATCGGATGAATTTATCTGTATAAATACATCTTCTAACATAATCTTTATCGTTTCTAAAGAACTCTTGTGATTGTAGCCATTTACCTCCTGCAAAGTAAGCGTAGTTATAAAGCTTAACCATTTTCTTAGGCTCTTGGTATGGTTGAAGGTTCCAGTTTCTGTTGCTATAATTATATGATTCAGCATATTCGCTAATACCATCTTCATAAATAAAAACCTCTTTACTCAAATGTGTTATAGTAATAGCTTCAGTCCATTCTTGTTTTTTGTACTTCTTTCCAACTTCTAAAATAGTTCCGTTTTCTAATGTTTTTGTTTTCATAGTTTATTTACTTTTTTAGATATTTTCTTAATTAGTGTCACAAATAATGTCAATTTTCGGGACAATAATTAATTTCTAACTCCCTTATTTTCAGCGTGATTAATTTTTAATATAAATCGTCTATCCAAGACTTAGTACCGGTTAAATCGAAGTAAGCTCTCATCATAATCGTATCAGCGACATCGGGAGAACGTCCTAATAGTATCTTAATATTTTCTTTCCCTTCTACGGCTTTCTTACCGTCCTTATCGAAGTCTTTTTGTCTAACCATATCTAGCTCTTCGGCTAGTTCCTTCTTTAACGAATGGTCTTTAATGTATATCTCTTTATCTCTTACTTTATCGGACAACTTAAAATAGCATTGGCTTTTAAGGTTAGCGAAGTTTTCTTTAACTCCTTCTACTTTTAAAGGTGTAGAGTTGTTTACAAATCCTTTGCAACGTAATATATCTACTACTCCACCTCCTACTCCGTCTTCATCGGCTATTACTCTCGACATCGGTATATAATTCTCGTTAGCTAGTTTACGGACCGTATTAGCTGTAACGTCTATTCCTGACGATTCTAAGGCAATAGACTTTTCTAACCTCCAACCGTTCCAGAGAGCTATAATAGTTTTATCCTTACCGTATCTAGCGACATCGCAAGTAATATACTTCTCTCCCTCTTCTACGAACTCGTTAGTAAACATATCTAAGATATCCTCATAAGCAAATAGTTTAGCTAAGTCATCGGAGTAATCCCAGTTACCGTATAAAAGCCTCTGCTTACTTGCTTCGTCTAATTTAGATAGAGATTCAGCGTAAGACTTATGAAGGTGCTTATTATCCGTTAATAAGGCTTGTATAAACTTTCTATGCTTAGGTAATCTATTCTCTCTATCCGGTTTAAAAAACGTTTCGTATACCCAACCTTTCGCAGGGTTACAAGTCATAAAGAGTTTAGGAGTTAAATCAAAGTCCGTAAGCTTATAACGTATCCTAGACATTACTACGTTTTTAGCCTTCTCTACTACCTGATTACACTCGTCAATAAACGCACCGGTAATTTCTAACGAACCTAAAGAGTCAAAGTTAGGGTCTGAAGGGTAATGGAATAAATCCTTTAGAATAACCTGAGAACCGTTTTTAAAAGTAATCGTTTTTTCGTTAGCGTTATAGTTATATTCTTTAGCTATACCTAGCAAAGAAGCTACATCGAAGAAGGAATTAAGAGTAGTCTTTTTAAGAGCGTCTAGTTTAGCTCTACCCATAAGCCAACGAGACCCTTCATAATTAAAACAATTATTAATAATCCAAAGAACCCCGAAGAAGGACTTACCTCCTCCGGCTGCACCTCCGTATAATATCTCTACTGTCTCCTTATCGGTTAAGTATTTATACGCTAGAGCTTGTTTCTTTGTTAGTTTTAGACTAGGCTTCGCCATAAGTACGAGTTCTTCTAAATTTAGCTCCTACGTATCTAAACGAGCTACTATATCTAATCTCGAAAGGCATAGCGCTGAACTTAGTTCTAAGCTCCTTTCTTTTTCTTCTATTTTCTTCTAATAATTTACTCCTCATTATCTTCGTCTGACTCTACACCAATGTTAATTTGTATTCTTTCTCCTTCGCTAGTAACGTCTTTCTTATCAGGCTCATTTACTCCGGTTAACTTAGCCATATCTGCTAAAGCTTTTCTAGCTACTTCTTTTTCGTCGTCCTTTAAAGCTTTCTTATAAAGAGCAAATAACCTAGCGTGGTGGCTCTCAAATATAGCATCTCTATCTTTAGAGAACTTATCTTTAATAATTTCTTTAGCTCTCGCCCAATAAACATCGGATTGTCTAGACTCTATATTATAAACTTCTTTACAGTAAATAACCCACTCGGCTCTACTTGAATTATCATCTAATAAAAGCTCTACAGCTTTGTTAATTCTTTTCTCTGCCTCTGTAGCATCTGCTATTCTTCCTTTTTTATTATCACTTTTCATACTTTAATATACGTTTTATACGTTAAAAAGATAAACTTTCGACTTAGATTCGTCTTGGATACAATCTAAATGTACCCAAGAAATAGGCTTACCGTTTAGTAAATTCTCTAGTCTAATCTGGCAAGGAAACAAATCAGCGTTAGCTACTATCCATTCTCTAACCTCTATAGCTGTCATTCCTTCAACATCGAAGTCTACCGCTTTACCTAAACAATGAGCAGATAAGTAAGCTCTAGTCTTTTTCTTAACCATAGGACTATTATTATGCCTTAACCCTCTTTGTGAGAACTGACCTCCCCACGCCCAATTATTAACGGTGATAGGTTTTCTTAGGTTATGTCTAATGATAAATAGGCAATCTAGTAAGTCTTTATCTAAAAACTTCCAAGCACTATTACCGAATCTATTAAACACCTCTTCGTCTACTAACTCTCTAATAGAGAAGTAATCTTTTATTGTTTTACTCATTTTTGTTTTTTTACTACAAACTTAACTAAAGAGTCCATTATTAAAAAAGTTTCCTCTAATATAACCCAACCTTGTTCCTGCATTTCCATAGCGTCTTTTGGTAAGTCTGTATAATTAATTGTTAATACCCTATACTCGTATATCTTAGGTAAAGGCATTTTTGTATGCTCTCTAATCATTTTTCTTTTTTCTTTTTTCTTTTTAACGGTATTGTAAAATAGGTCTGTTCGCCTCCAGAACCTCTACCTCTAAAAGGGTTTATATTACCTGCTAACTCCCAACCTAACTCTGTAGCTTTCTCTAATTTAGTAGTGAAATTATACTCACTACATTCTATATAAGTGAACTCGTACATAATCTACCATTTACCTCTTGGGCAAGAGAACATTTTAAACCTAGCTTTAACATTAATAACACAACCACAAGTAGGATAACGACCTTTAGTTACTTTACCTAACTTACCGCAAGTATAAATAGGTCCGTCTTGTCCTTTAGTTGCCGGACATTCTAAACAGATAGCTTTCCTAGTTTCGTAATCGTTAGCTACCTCTACCCTTTTAGGTAATCCGTACTTAATTACTAAGTCGTTTAACATAGATACGTAACAAGAGCTACAAGTTCTACTCTGATAGTAAGAACTACTCTTTTTAAATATCTCTCTATGTATTTCTGTTAATTCTTTTTTATTAACCGCGTTAAGACTACGGTAGGGATAACCTACCGAGTCTAATAATTTTATAAATCTATTTTTCATATTAAAATAAAGTTTCTTGTACTACTTCGTCTTTAAATCTCTGGTCAGCTAAACCTAAGTTTATCTTAGCTTGTTTAAAATACGAATCTTTTAACTCAATACCGATAGCCTTACGTCCTAAAGATACCGGACTATAAACCTCAGAACCTACTCCCATAAAAGGAGTAAACACCACTTCTCCCGGATTAGAGTACAATTCCACTAATCTATCAATAACATCTAATTGTAATGGATGTACGTGCTTTTCATCGTCCTCCTCTCTAGAATCTCTAAAAGGTAATACGTTATCTATTCTAATATCATCCCATACCGCAGACGCGTACCTTTGCCATATATAATGAGATAACTTATTACTCTTAGGGTCTTCGTGGTCTTTAAACTCTCTGTTTAAATGGTCCCATAATTGAGCCTCGTTTAAATCTGACTTATTAGCATTATTCCATGCTTGTAAGATATTAGGTAAAATAGGAGTAGCTCCGAAGTATTTAGATAATCCTTTCTTATGAGTTACAGGTACTTGGTTCTCTCCTTTTTTAGTGAATACTAAAACGTAATCCGGCATAGCTGTAAAACATCTAGTAGAGTCCTCAACTATAAATTTATGCATTAAAGACTGTACCATAGTTCTCATACGAACCTTTAAAGGCTCTTTCCATACTGTGATTCTATTACGATACTCAAAACCGTACTTTTGATGTATTTTAATAATCTCACTAGGAAAGTCCCATAGCCTACAAGTGTTATCAAAAACGTCCGTACAATGTACAGCAGTTATTCTACCCGGCTTTGTTACTCTTGCAATCTGCTGAACTAAATACTCATACTGCTCTAAAAACTGTTCTTTATTCTCACAGTTAGAGAAGTCATTCTCACTAGATGAGTAGTTATAAAGTCCTGCGAATGGAGGCGAATAGATAGATAAGTCTATTGATTCATTTTTTAAAGTTGGAAGGACATACATACAGTCGCTGTTATAAATTGCATAATTGTCCGTTACTAATTGGTCTTT